TTCTAGTGTTTAATCCACTTAGATTTACCTCTAAGAACTTGTGTTAATTCATCAAGTTTTAAATTGCTTAGCCTAAGTTTTGCATTACGCATTTTTGCAGCAGCTTCTTTTTTATATAAAGGGGCTGCGCCCGCGGATGCTGTTCTAAGTTTAGAAAGATTGTAAAGCATGTTGGCATAAACCGCATCTTCAGCTAATTTCGGAACTAAAACGTTATCAAAGTTACCATTATCGCCCAAACCGTCTGAAATATATTGTAATGATATTAAGTCACCTTCACTAAATAAAGAATCAAAATATATTTTACCAGCTTCTAAATCTAATAAATATGTTCCATTATCATTTTGTGTTTGAGGATCTGATCCATATCTTCTTCCGTAAGCAGTTACGCTTTCGTCATCATAGTATCCGTCAAAATAGTTTTCAAAATCTTTTTTGTGTAAATCTATTTTTGATTTTTGAAATCTATCTGCTGTTTCAGATATTTCACTAAATGTTAAATTTCCATCTTGATCGTAAATATATTTAAAATCATTATCTTGAGCGACCGCTTTTGTTGGCTTTGAGTATTTTGAGTTTTGTATAGGTCTATGATTACCACTCCCGTCTACATAAGAAATTTCAACATAATTAACATAGTCAGATGGCAATGATATTTGCAATGTAGAGCTTAGCTCAATTTCTAAATTTTTTTCTGCGTGAAAAATATCGTAACTAAACTCCTGCACTGATCTTTGTGCCCAAAAAGCAACTTCATATCTAGGCACTTTTGATAACACCTTACCGTCGCCTATATATGCAACAATAAAATTATTTATTATATCGTTTAAATGCACTCTGCTGTAATAACCAGGGACCGCAGTACCTGTTCCTCCCTCAAGGGATGAATAATTATCTACGTCTAAAGGTTTTCTTGTTATTGCCATTATTGTTCAGTTGCTTGAATTTGTTGTTCTTTTGCTTGCCCTATACCAGAAACATCAGCTTGTTTTATAACAACTCCAGCTAATGTTAATATTTTATAAACAATATTTGTTTTTTCCGACGGATGAAGTTCAAAATTTAATGATTTTGCAGTAGCTGAATAATCGTCCGTAGATGGATTAAAAACTGTAGAATCATATATTGGCTTATTAGGCACTCCGGAAGCAATCTGGGACGCCGTAGGCATTAAATAACCCCATTTAGGCTTATTAGGCTTCCTTAAATATTCTATATTTACTCCGCTGCTTATTGTTGTAGGGTATATTTTAATAGCATTCCCGTTTATAGTATATACCGGTTGAGTTGCAACGGGATATGTTAGAGGGGAAGCATTAATAAATTTTATTTCTTTATGTGAAGCAAAATCAGCTTCTGTATTATTAACACGCACGACACCTAATTTGTAAAAATCAGATGGAAACGAATATAGACCATTTGCTAAAGCTAAATTGCTATCACTATAAAAAACATTTATTCTTTCAGCAAGACTTAAATTGGGATCTGAAAAATCACTTTCTAAATTTGCATTAAGCTCATAACTGGCTTGTTTTGCAAAATAAGCTTCAAATATTTCATTTTGGCCTATATCTGCTAAATTATTAAACTCTTCAGGGGTTATATAACCTCTATTATCTTTATTAGCGATAGTTAGTACAATTTGGTATACCTCGTTTATATTTACCATGTTTAATTTATTGATTAGTTGGTATAGGGTTGATTTCTCACCCTACACCTTTTTATTACGAAATTTTTTTCATAATAGACTTCATTAAATCAACACCTTCATCTGTTTTAAAGTATGCAGCAAGTGCTCCATAAGGGTGTTGATCAAAAGGCACTGTCATAACCTTTTTTCCATTTGCTAGTTTAAATACTGTGCCATCATCAGTTAGGTTTAATATACCCATTTCAACAGCTCTATTAGCAAGGTTTCTTAATTTAATATCTTCATCTTGAGATAGCTCAATAAACAATTCTGGATCGCTTTGAGCAAATCTATACGCATCTCTTTTTAGCTCCTTAGAAGTCATGCCTGTTACTGCTGAACCTAATTCGGTTCTCATAATAGCTTCTAAATGTTCAATATCTAGTGTTTTTACTAGATTTAAAGCTTCAAGTTCTAACTCTAAGTTTTCAATTTCATCAGCTGCTTCCGCAACTTCATCAACTTCAGACCAAAGGCTTCCTGCGTTTGGATGATATATTGATAGCAGTTTTTGTAAAGGCTGTTGTTGTCTTGGCACCTCTAAAACTCCATCTAAAAATGTAACATGCCCCAGCGTTACATATCCATCTTGTTCGCTAACGAACAAAGACTTTTGGTTGGTAGCATATCTTATTTCTTTATTTTCACCTGTATTTTCATCAAACCAAAACAAAGGTTTTCTTACTGTATGCTTAGACTGTATAGTCCAGCTTATAGGTGCTCTATTCTGCGATAGAATATAAACTCTATCTTTTATTTCCCATCCCTTTTCAGGATCAGATACTCTTTTTTTTGCTTGTGTACTCATAATATAATATAATAAAAATAAAAAGAGGTTAGGGTGGCCGAAACCACCCGTCCTCTGTTAATCACTATGCTTTAAACAATACAAAGTTATTAGCACCTTGTACAATTAAACATCTTTCAGATAGATAGTGCATTCTCATTTCATCAATTGGAGATGAAGAAGCGCCACCTACAGATCCAGTAACCCAAGATTTCATTTTTCTGTTTTCAGTTTCAGAAGCTCTATATCTTACGTGTAGGAAAGGTCTTTTAATGTTTTTCCCAAGATTTTGGTCGTAAACTGTTGAAGTACCAGCAGGAACTAGTACACCTTCAACGTCTCCAAAGCCACCTCTTGTTGAAAAATCATTTAGATATTTCCAGTCAGTTTTGTAAAAGTCATAAGAACCTCTTCTGTATCCAGTAAAACCTAGATTAAGAGCCATATCCTCACTGTTGTTAAATACACCAAAAGAAGTACCTCCTGAGTATCCACCATTTTGTTGTGCAAGAATATCATCAATTTCCAAAGAAAGATCTCTACCTAAGAAAAGCATGTTTTCTTCAATAGCACCTTGCTTGTCTAGTTGCTTAAGTACAGCATCAAAATCAGTTAAAGCTCCACCAGAAACTTGCGCTCCAAAGTCAGAATATACGTTACCTCTTGCTTCAATAGCTTCAAAGAAACCTTCTGTACCTTTAGCGGTAGCTGTAATGTTTGAATCATAAAAATCTAGAGTAGCTCCAGTATTCAATTGCTTGACACCTTCAACCATAGACATTTCTAGGTAGTCTTCCCAACGTAGTCTGTTTTCGTGCTCAGACTTCAAATACCATAGGTATCCAGAAGCTCCATTTTCAGAAGTAACTTCAATCCATCCGATTTGAGCAGTGTCAGAACCGTTGATTGAATAGTGCTCCTTAAGAATGATTGGAGAATTAGTAAATGTAGCGTAGCTAGGGTCTAGCTTTTCGTTAAAGTTGCCAGTTCCTTTTGCAAATTCAGAGCCATAAGCAAGAGCTGTAAATCTCTGAGCGTTTGTAATAGCAGGAATTCCAGTTAATGATTTAACTTGGAAATAGTTTCCAGATACATTAGTTACAATACCTTTGATAACAGCACCAGTTCCGCCAACAGCTGAAGTAGCTGAAGATTGAGCTTGGATCATAACTGTTTGCCCTTTTCTAAAGTTAACAGCAGTTGTTCCTTGAGAAGTAACACCTAGACTAGTTGGCTGAGCTGTAGGAACGTTGAAGTTCAATACAACACCTCCGCTTGAAGATGCACTTGCTGTACCAGGAGTAGTTCCTGTAGTGGGCATAGTACCTGCATTACTTAAATAGATAGCGTTAGCATATCTTGTGTGCAATCTACCTTGCTCAGTCCAAATGATTTGGTCTGAAGTAGATGGCATCTCCGCTGATACCATACGAAGAAAAGAACCTATAGATCTGTTTCCATATCTTTCAACTTCTTGTTCGTATACATCAGGTAAAAATTGTTGAGCCCATTGGTTGAATGAGCTATCTGTAAAATCAATATAGTTACCAGTATAAAGAGCTTTGCTTTGAGTTGGTTGCAAAGCTGCTGGTATTCCACTTGTAAAAGCCATTTTTTAAATTTTAAAAATTATTTATTCCATTTTATACGCAATCTATTTGAGGAATCATTTTCAACAACTCTAACTTTACTATTTGAATTTTGCACAGCTGAATTATCACTGCGAGGGGTCATATCAATATTTTTAGATTTTTTTACTGTTTCTTTTATAGCATCGGCACGGCCTTGTTCATAAAAGTGAGCTGCTAATTTATCAGCATTTCTACCAGCAAATAAAGCTTTATGATAATCGCCAACCTTTTCCATTTCACCTTCTTTATTTAAGTAAGGCTTAATAAAGTTGTCAATTGTTGATTGAGCTGTTTTTACTTTTTTTGCATCATCTACTTTAAACCTATATTTTGTATCTCCAACTTTAAAATCAAAACCTTTGAATTGTTCGCTAAAGAAACTATTTGTTTTAGTGTCAAATGTGTTTTTTAATTGTTCTGCTCTTTCCTGCATTTTGGTTGCTTCATTATAAAAGTCTTGAGCATCTTTATATTCTTCAGGTACTTCATTTTGCTTCCTTAACTTAAGGTCCGCATAGTATTTTTCCTTGGAATCGTTAAAATGCTTTTGAGCTTTATATAATTCTTCTTTAAATGCTAATTGTTTCGCTTTAATTTCGGAAGGTTCTGCAACCTCTTCATCATAAGCAAAATCTTTTTGCATTAAAAAATTAATATCCTCATTGTTTAAATGAGGTTTATTATTCTTGTAATATTCATAAACTAATGTAGTGTTATCCATTTTAGAATAGTCTCTATTAAGATTAACATAATCTTCTAAAGTGCCATCCGTATCTTGCATAAAATCTATTAGCTTTTGAATATTTTCAGGATATTCATTTGTTTGCGCAGTGTCTTCAACAACTTCTTGCGCAACTTCGTTTTGAGATTCTTCAATATTTTCTTCTACAATTTCTAACGCCTCTTCTTTTTCTTCTTTAATTTTTTCGGCAGGTTTTTCAACGTCTTCTTGCTCGTTTTCTTCACGAATTTCTTCGCTAGCTTCGGGTTCGTTGCGTACAGATACCTCATCTGCGCTTTGCTTCTCAGTGGCATTAGTTTCTTGTGTTGAAGGGTTATCAACATTTACGCGGTACACACCGTCGTCTTGAAACCCGTAGTTAGAATCTACTTCTCCGCTTTCAACTGCTTGTTCTAGCACAGCGGTTTCTTTTTCTTGTGGTGAGGTTTCTTCTTTAGCCTCAACCGTTTTTACTTCAATGTTTTCTTCCATAAGATATAATATAATAGTTTAATTTATTTTGCTTCAAACCTAGAAAGGTCAAACCCTCCTAATACGTCATTACCTTTTGATTCAAAAGATTTTTTTGGCTTTTCTGTTTTAGGTGGCCCAGCTATAGAATTTACTGATATTTTTTTATCAGCAATTCTTTCTTGCGTTTCAGACTGTTTTTCAACCAATTCTTTTTGCGCAGATAATTCTAATTCTTTTAGTTTTACATTAAGATCATATTCAAATTGCATAAGCTGCTTTTTTGTTTCAGCTTCAAATTGCATTTTCTTAATATTTAATTCATTTTCAGCAGTTGATATTTGAATAGCAGAATCAGCCTTTACTTGCGCGGCTTGTGATTTTGCGTTTTCAATGCCAATTTGCGCTTCACCTTGAGCTTGAGCTTGAGCTACAGAAGCCGCTTGAGCAGCTTGTTGGTCTACAGCTTGTTTCTTTAATCTTCTAAACTTTAATAGTTGATTAGCCAATTTAATATTTCTAACCTCTCTAATATCAATAGCATCTTCTAAAAATATGCTTTGTTGTGATAAAGCTATTTGTATATTGGCTTCTAAAGCTGCTTTTTCATTTTCATCTGGTTGTAAATCTAAAAATATACCAAAATCATGTAAATGTAAATCATTTAATTCTTTTAATGATCCTACAGAAAATTGACCCAAGCTTGTTATAAATGCATCTCTAGTTGGATGAAATTCTAAAACGTCTTTAAATCTTGTTGATATTGCTTCTGCTAAAGTAATAGTAATAAAAAGGCTGGAATCTAATATGTGTCTAGTAGCTACATTACTATTAGCGGCAGCCATTTTTTGCACA